AATGGTTCCATTAGCAATTCCAAGCTCGAAGTGCTTTGTTAATTCTGCTATTTGGATTTCGAGCTGTCTTAGCAGAAGTTAATTTTTTCTTCATACCTTTCATTCTTGCACAGAATGAGGCACGTCTTTTGTTTCCAACTTCTTTAGATGGAGCTTTTAAATTAGCTCCAGTAGTTCTTTTGTAATATCTACGACCAGCCGCATTTAAACCACCAGAAGGATTTTGATATTTCTTTGCTACCATTATTTCTTACCACGTATCTTACTAACAGTAGATAATCCAAAACTTCCAGAGTAGACGATTAAAACTGCCCACCAAAATTCTTGAGGAGCATTTTTCAAAATCTCAAAACCTTTTTCCATCCATGGCTGTGTTGTTGGCCAAAATATTGCTAGAAAAATTATAGTGATTTTTATTGTTAAGACTTCATCTTTTATAGAGCCTTTAGCACTTTTAATTTGTTCTATGCTTACATTTTTTTCAGCTTCTATTTCCTTTGCCCTAATGATTTTCTTCTTCTCTATCGAATGGTTAATAGCGTTAATGCTCTTGTCTACTACCAACTTTGCGATAGGATTTTTCATTAAAGGCAAAAGAAAATTCAACATTACTTCTTAGCGGTTTTAGCCGCTCTTCTGAATTGTTTAGCTGTAGGTGCTCCTTTGGAGCCTGGCTTTCTCATTCTCTCTTTGCTACCAGCTTTTATTCGCTTTCGCTTAGCGTGAATGTTTGCGTATAAACCACGTTTAGCCATTATTTCATACCTCTAGCTTTTTTGATTTTTCTTTTTAATGAAGCTGGCAAAGTTTTTTGTTTCTTTGTCAAAGGCTTCTTTTTCTTACCATAATGTCCTGGCATAGTTTTTCCTCCTTCCAACCTTAATAGGTAATTTTTATAAGATGTTTGATTGTTTGACTTTCGCTTCTACTGATTTTCTAAAAGCTGGGTCTTCTTTGTACTTAGGATTATTTATGTCCGTAAGCATTTGAGCTACGCTTTCGTAACCCACATTACCTTCTGATTTTTGACCAGAAAATAAATTTGGTTCTCTAGTGTTAGATTGATATTTTGCATTAACACCAGCTATAGCTAATTGAGCTTGTTCTAAACTTCCATTATCTACAGTATTATTAAATGCATCTATCTCACCTTTAGATAAATTTTGTGATGCCCAGGCAACCATATTTTTATAGTTCTCTTCACCACCAACACTAGACATAATAGATGCGTTGTGTTGTTGAGCTAAAGCTTCTTGACCAGATATATAAGCGTTAACTACATCTTTAGATAAACCCATCTGGTTTAACTTATTGTAGCTTTCATCTGTTAATGAACCATTCTCTGCATACTCTTTGTAGAATGGGTCTAATGCATTTTCAGATTTAACTTCTTCTTTTGGTTCTATTTTTAAATCTTTAGTTTCAACTGGTTTTTCTTCAGTTGGTTTACTAGACATTTTCTTTTCAAGTTCACCATAGGCTTTTGCTAATTCTTCAGCGTTACTGAATTTTTCTGGAAGCCATTCTGGTCTCTCACTAGAAGTCTCTGTAGGTTGAGCTTCTGGTGTACTCTGTGAGTTTTGTTCTTGCTGTTGAGCTTGTTCTTCAACAGACGGATTTTCTTCGCCTTGGGCGATTTCTACTTTATCAACCATTAATTACTCCTTATTGGTTTTGATTTGCGATTGTTTCTCCTAAAGACTTAGGAGGTATGTTGCCTGCAATTTTCTCACCTGCTCTTAAAATTGCCTGCTGTTGTTGCTCATCCATCATTGATTGTTGTTGAGCTTCCGCCTCTGCTTGAATATCTTCTGGTGTTCTAATTAAACCTTTAGTTTCTATTCCATCTGCAATAGCTAATCTTGATATTGCTTCAGTAACATTAACAAACTGTCCAATAGCTTCTGCTCCTAGCACACCATTTAAAGTTTGTAAAAATTGAATTAATTTATTTCTATCATTACTTCTACCTAAAGCTTCAATACCAGTAATAACTTTTGGAAATACAATTCCTTTAGGTAAAGAAGGTAACTTTTTATCTTTTTGTAAGATAGCTAATTTTCTTTTAACAAATGGTAATTGAAATTCTTGAGATAAAATTCCATAGATACCACCAAGACTATCTTGTAATTCTTGTGCTACCATTCTTACTTCTTCTGCTGTAGTTCTCTCACTGTCTCTAACAACTGAAGCATTTAATAAAAATGCGTAAGATAATCTTTGTTCAATCTTAGCAACTGTTTCTTGTGCTACTCTAAAATCTGGAAATTTTCCTACTTGTAATACTGATACATCATTAGCTGAACCTTCTATGATTGCACCGTTTTCACTTTCTGCTAATGCTTTTGCTCTAGTAGTTCCATTAGGAGCTACCATAAATAATGTTTTAGCTGAAGCGCTTGCGCCTTCAACGATGGCTTTAGTCAAGCCCTCCAGGCTAACCAAATCTCCTAGGTACTCTTCAACGTATGAACGGCCATAATCTTCTCCATCAACTCTTATCATTCTTAGTGGAATGTAAGGTGATTTGTCTAAATCATAACTTCCAATACTTTCTGGAATAACAATTCCCTTTACCTCTTGTGAGACTTGAAACTTGTTTTTATCTCTTTTTATACATGTATATAAATCACATGTTTTAGAGTTATCTTCATCATCTAGATTTATATTGTCATAGATTTGTTTTTGAATTTCTTCTGGTAATACTTTGTAAGCTACAGTTTCTTTAGTAATTATTTCTAAAACATTACCCATTGGGTCTCTATCAATTACATATTGAGATAATGGGAAAACTCTTATTCCTTCTTTACTTACAAATAATAAAACATTACCGCCTACGATTAGATGTTTCAAAGCTTGAAATATAGACACTCTATCATTAGAGATTTCTATATTATTCATTACAGCTTTCTCTACTTCAGCTAATCCTTTTTCTATTTGTGTTTTTAATTCTTCGTCTGCTTCAATATCTTTAAGTGCAAAGTTATCTATGCTTAATCTAAAGAATGGAGCATTAGGTGGTAATAAAGATAATAATAATTTAGATGCTAAATTGTTAACTCCTCTAGCACCAATTCCTTGATATGGAGTATTAAATTGTTCAGAGTATGTTTCGCCTTCATCTGTTATTAAAGTTGGTATAGTGACATCGGCGCACTCTCGTGCCCTATCTAAATATAATTCTCTTATACTTATTCTCTTATTGTATTTACTAGCTATAGTGCCAGTATTAGTAACGTCACTAAAATACTCTTTACTCATTTAATTACAGACCTCCAATGATTGGTATTCTTAAAACCGAAGCTCCTACTCTTCTTCTATCTGCTTGCGTAGCATCATTTCTATTTCTGCCATCGCTTTCAGAATATCCAGCAGGTCTAGGCGCACCTTGAGTAACTTGCGTTACTGGCGGTGGACTAACGGGCTCTGGAGCTGGAGGAGCTGGTGGAGGACTAGGTCTACTCGTACACATATTATTTTTTCTCCAATAAGTTTTCTGATTGTTTTTTGGCTTCAGCGTGTAGAAATCTAACCACACTTCTTTGGCCAATTCTAAAATACATTTCCTTTGGCTCCATGTTGATTTCTGGAGTTCTCTCTGGAAATAAAGCGTCTAATCCATCCAATAATTCTTTTGTAATTACTGGAAGTGTTTTTGGTTTTTGTTGCATATATCTAAAGTGTCCTCTTGTTAATTAACTATAGTCTCTATCCAGTATCATTTTCAGATAATGTATTGCTTTCTTAATATCCTCTGCTTTGCCTTTATGTTTGTGTCTGCAAATATATTTAATGGCATTACCTTCAGCGAATGGGAGATTGTTTTCGTTTATGAAGTAAGCTGGTTGAACCTTCATTTTAGAATAATGGTCTCCACCTTCTTGATACTTTAAGCTTTCAAATATTTCTTTATTTGTCATTTTTTTCTTCATTTAATTTTTTCTTACGAAGTTGTCTTTGTAGGTAAGCCTTTTGTTTCATAAGCATATCAATTGTCTCTTCTAATTTTTTCACATGCTCGTGAGAAATTTTAGTTCTTTCAATTGCCGCTTTACGTTCTCTTGCAAAGTTATCCATTAAAGTGTCCATAGTATTGGCTCCTGCTTGTTACTATCCCAATCAGTTTCTCTTAATATCCTTGCACACCTTGCTTGGCTAAGTGCATAGTCTTTATCCAAGTTTGCTCTTTTGTATTCTGCAATAACTGCATTCCACATACTTGGTAAATCTTTAGGACATAAAGCTAAAACTCTCTGTGCCTTAACAGCTCCTACTCCAGGCACGCCAGGAAAGTTATCTGTCTTGTCACCTATTAATGTTTGATACATAAAATTATAATTAGCTGTATTTTCATCAACTAACTCTGTTGAACCATCATGTATAAAATGATGTAAACCTGGAACGGTTCTCATATCTTTATCTGAAGACAAGATAATACATTTGCCTTTATACTTTTTAGAAGTAGCTAGTATTCCTAATACATCGTCACCTTCTAAACCTGGATATGTTACACAGTTATAATTTTTATAAACGTAATCCTTAAGAGGTTTTACAATAATTGGTTTTCTAATTTTCTTACGATTAGATTTATATTCTGGATATACTTTATTTCTAAAGTTATCTTTATCATCCATAGCAAATATCAAATCATTACAATTTAATTTTTGCATATAATGCTTTACGGCGTTTTCTAATGTTTCTTTACCAACATTAAAATCAGAGTGAAGTGTCCACATATCGTGCTCCCACTCTGTTACTTCTTCTAGTGCCGCCGCTATTCTATAAATTAATACAGAACCATCTACTAAAAGAGTTTTTCTCTTTACCATAAATTAATCCTTTTCATTTTGATTATGTTTTGATTTGGTATTGTTGTTGTGTTGCCTACTTCATTTACTGCACCATCATCTTCAAAAGAGATGTCGCTAACAAACTTGTGGCAATTATTTTTTGTAGAGACTAACCAGCCAGTAGAAATACAAATGGTTGGTAAGTAGCCATCTATTGTTTTTAAATTTTCCCAGGTACAAGTAGAATTAATATCAACCCAATAGGTTAGATAATATTTGTAAGGAAAATTCTTATTAGTTACCTTTGGTAGCTTTCTCTTCAAAGTTCCCTCCAGTAACCAACAAATTCAGTTATAGGTATTAGAACACACTTAGAAGCGTAATTGTCTCCAAGCATTCTAATGATTTCATTTTTTCTTTTTTTGTTTTCGCTGATAAATTTTCTAACTATCTGCTTAACAAATTTAACTGGTACACAAATAAAACTAATTAAAGTTTCACCTTCATTGAAAGCATGTACCCAATATTTTGCTTTTGTTGCTCTAATACCAGAAGGTTTTCCATAACTCTCTAGCTCAATGCACATCCTTCCAGACTTTTTCCAGAAGTTATATTCAGTTTTAATTTCTATTTTTTCTTTACCTAATCCAAGAATATCACATATTCTTTTCTCATTTCTTTGACCTTTAGCCAAATCAGCATCGAAATCTTTGTTGTTGTTAAACATAAATAAATTTTGTAAAAGTCTTGCGTTGGAGCCCTCGTGGTGAAATTGGTAGACACAAAGGACTTAAATTGAATTTGAGTGCTC